ATCGCATAAAGAGCCGCTTCCACCGCCGCACCGTCCGTCAACTCGGTCGTTCCCGAAACGATACACTGTCCGCCGGCAACTACCTGCGTGTCCGTAGAGCTTACATTGTCGAGGATGCGTTTGACAACACCGTCAAAAAACTTCTCCTTGTTGGCACCAATTTTCGTACAGCCTTCCGGTGCGGTAATTTTTGCTGCCGTATCTCCGCCACGTGCGGAGGTCCATATGGCATTACCGATGTATTCGTTTTTTTTGTCCATGAGCAAGCGAAGCATCGTGGCTTGGATTTTCGGGTCAAGTTCCCGGAATACAAGACTGCCCTCCGGTTGTGCGAAACGCCAGTACTTTTCATAGTCCCTGGGATTGAATTCAAGGTAAACCATAAAATCGGAGGGCTCAAGATACCGTTCGGTGAACTGGTACTCGTTCGAGCCGTCATCCCCTTTGGAACCGTGAATGGGCTGTGGGGTCGGCACATTGTCCTGAATGATATTGCCCAGCTTGATGGCAGGGAGTGTATAACGGTGCTGGATGCCCGTCTTGATATGGATCAGTCCTTCACGAACCGTATCATTACCCTGCACGGTATAGGTCAGCAGGTCCTCAAGAACCTCGCCGCTATATCCATTTTGAAGAAAATTTACTGTATCGGCCATTGTCGTTTTAAGTTTTTCCGTTGAAATGTGAAACTCGGCCGACTGGCGGATACTTGTGTTTCCGCGCGAGGCCCTGCGGCCTCCGGCATGTCAATTAAGATCGGATGTCAGAGTTTGCGGAACTTAAAATCCGCACCGACTACCTCGGCCACCTTCTCGGCCATCATCTGCTCGGCCGTCTTGGTCGCCTCCGCCGTGGCCTGGATGTTGGCCGGGTCATTGGCGATTTCTTTGGAGATGATCTCACGCGCGGGGATGGAAGCCAGTGTTTTTTCCGCCAACTCGAAGTTGGCCTCCGCCATCTCCACCCATTGCGCTTTTGCCTCACGGTCAATCTTGCCTTCGCCAATGGCGTTTTCCACCAGCGTTTCGATGCGGGATGTCCTCTCGTCCTTCTCCTTTTGTTCGTAAGTGGAAAGACGTGCCGTGGCAGCGGACAGATCCTTCTGCAAGTTCCGGATTGCAGCATCCTTACCGGCTATGACCGTTTGTGCGTCACTCAGGGCTTTCTGCACCTCTTTGTATTTAGGTTCCATCGCTGCCAGTTCGGAGATACGGGCCATCACGTCCTTGACTTCTCCGTCCTTCATGCCCAGCGAGGCGGCAATCGCCCCGTACTCAAAACCTTGTGTCTTGTTTTCGTTTGCCATATCGTTTTCTGTTTCTGTAAGAGTAGGAAAAATATCCTCAAAAGGTTTATTCCCCTCACTGACGCGGTCCATCAACTCCTGAATGGCCGCCGTGTCCGCCAGTCCGGCAATCTCGTCATGTACTTTGCGACAGAGCTGCTTCGATGTACGAATAATGTTCTCTGATGGAATGATGCCCGCTTTTACGGCAGCCTGCGCATCAAAATAAGTCCCGTCCTTGCCGGCCAGCCCGTCCATAATGGCGCGCACATGCTCCTTGGTCAAACCGAACCTTTTCCGATAAATCGTTTCTATCTGCCTGGTGAAAGCCAACAGCATGTCCGAAGGCTCTTCCCCGTCATTGTCCGGCAGTATAGGATTATGGATCATTAAAATGGCGTAGTCCCGCATAAGGGAACGTTTGCCCGCAGCCCAGATAATGGAAGCCATTGACGCCGCCACGCCCTCGATGACACATTCTGTGTCCACTTTGGCATTGGCGATGGTGGAATAAGTGGACATGCCGTAAAGGACACTGCCACCTTCCGAATTGATTAACACTCGGATACAGGATGGACGGATAATATTTTCAAGAAAGTCGAACTCGTCATTGAACCGGGAGGTGGTTTCTTCCGTTACGCGGCCGAAGAAACGGATAACGGCAGGTTCACCCGTTTTTGCTTCACCCACCACATATTGCAATTCTTCTGTACTCATGTTTTTCTTTTTATGGAAGAGTAGGCGTCAAGCAAGATTATGGGTTGAAAACAGTACCGGACAGGCTGTTCCATCTGCACTCCACGTAACTTCAAGATCATTTTATAAGACATTGGGATATGGCAGCGGGACTTACCTTCCGGAATAATGACATTTAATCGAAAAATGACCATGCATTACTTGAACAGACTAAGTGCCGGGCTACCCCTTCGGATATCCATATCGTGAATGTGCAAAGCCCCAACCATCAAATGCCGGAAATGTCATCCTTGTTTCCGTCATGTACGTCTGTTTCCACCGCCCGACTGAATCCGGTCACCTTATCATAGCCCGGTTCAGGGTGATATCCGTGCCCGCCGCCGTCATGCTGCGGCGCATCGCCATGCTGCGTGAAAGGCGGCATGACCAGATAGCGTCTTATCCAATCCCTGTATTTCCATGCGGAAGACTCCCGGAACCATACCTCATAGTCCACCCAATACGCCTGGAGCATATTGGTGGTTGTCGGCATGTCAAAATAGGTCAGGTTACACCGTTCATTAAGGGCGGATTCCCTATTCTTGGCATCCTGAATGGCCACGTTCAGCCTCTGGAATACGATGAATGACTCGCACTCCCTATCCTCGTCCCCATTGTTGAGCGTATTAAGAATGAAGCGTACACGCATGGTGGCGCGTCCTTCGCCGATTCTCTGCTGTTGCACCAGGTACCTCACGTTGACGAAATGGATAAAGACGGCCGGAAAAAGGGTCTCATATTCCGTGTTTTCCCCACGTACGATACGGGCGAACTGTCCGTTGTCAATGGCTATAGTCTTGAAAAAGGGAGGTGAGAGCGGATCGTCCGGATCCTCCCTTATGGT